TATAGTTTTTACGTCACCTAAAGCCCTAACCAAGAAAGGAAGCTTTTCCATTCCTACACCAGCAGCAATGTTACCTAAATTATCTAATGTTGGAATAATATCTTTAGCAGAAAATCCAAAAGCCACTAATTGTTTAGTTAACTGTTGTAAATCCGTTAAATTGAAAGGAGTAATTGCAGCAAATTCTGTTAACTTTCCTAACAATTCTCCAGCATCTTCAGCAGGATCAAGCATTGTATCAAGTGCCAATTTTACCTGCTGGAAATTATCAGCCATCATTAAACTATCAGTCAAGGTATTTAGTATGGCTTGTCCTAGATTTTGAACTACGTTTGTTACAATCTCTAAACCCTTTTCAAGAATATCAGTAGCAAGTTTAGCTATCGCAAAGCCTTTAGCCAAATCCAATACGGACATTTTCGTACTTTTAGATGCGGTTCCAGCCTTACTAATAGACTTTTCTACTTTCTCAAAATTTGACGAAATGCCAATAAGTGTTTTTTGTGAATTGTCTTTTGCTGTAAGAACAATATCAATTGTTTTTGCCATGTTTGGTTTTATTTAAAGATTTGTGTTTATTTTTTTGAATAATTGTATTTAACATAGTATTAAACAAAAAAATATCAATAGGCTCCATACAATATTCTTTATAGCTTAACTTAAACAATTTCCTATAAACAAATTGTATAAAATATCCCTCAACTTCTTTTCTAAGATTTAAATCCTTCTCTTCACTATCGTATCCATATAAAATATCAACGATTATTTTGTCGTAACTGTCGATTTTTTGTTGAGATTGCTCGACAGATTCGTAAAAAAAACCACAATTTCATTAATAAAAGAAATCGGAAGATCATTTATATCTTCTTGTTTTAAATCTACTATCTTTTCACCATCAAACGCTTTCCCCGAAACAAATGCCTCAGATATAATATCAATTACGACCTTTGCACCAGCTCCTGTTTTTAGCTTAGATAGCTTTTCTATTTCTCCTATTGTTGGCTCATTTAGTTCAACATAACAACCTTTCCAACCATCTCCATAACCTTCTAACGACAATTTCTTAGACATTCTAAACTTTCCCATTATTTTTACTTAAAAATTTAATAACTTGCCACCTCATTAACTAATTGAGCAGTTGACACCATATCATTACTACCACTAAGGTCTGTATTAGCTTTAAAAGATATCGTTTGTTTTACAATTTCGTTTAGTCCATAAACGGGGTCCCAATCAAAGAAATCAACTGTAGGAAATCTAAAAGTAAGACTTGGATTAGTAGCACCTACGCCGATTGTCTCTTCTGTATTTGTCCACTTAATTTCCATAGCCCTTACAGTTCCATTTTTCATATAATCTTTATATGTTTCACCTTCATAATTAAGAGTTAAGCTTCCTTCTGTTGAAAACTGATGATTGAGAAAATCTTCTGGTTCTGCCGTACCCATACAATCATCCATTTCTACATTAGCATTAAAATTTAACGATAATGATTTGGGACAAATTGCAGTAGCGGCTCCAAGACCAGCCAAATCAGATGCAAACTTTACTGATAAATGTCTTTTGGTAAATTTGTTTTCTGCAATATATGCTGGAACAATTGCTAGTGTATCGGTTGCCTGTTTACTTTTAAACCCAGCAGTAAATTTAAGTACTTCATCTAATTCAGCATTAAGCTCAAGCTGACTTAGCATAACAAGCTTATAAAGTTCGGTAGTATTTGGATCAACTACTGAAAATGACAATGAATCATGCTGTGCATCATCTTGTAAATTAAATGAATGGGTATAAGAACTGTCAACTACAACTCCAGTTGATAATGTTCCAAACAAACCAAGTAAAAACAACCCAAAAGATTGATCTCTTACTTCACCTGTTACATCTCCCTCAGCCCATTTGGTTGTTACAAATGCCTCTTCACTATCTTCTATAGTTCCAATACCTGAATCAGAACGAGCCTTTATAACTTTATCATCAAAGCTAAAATCAATCTTTGGAATCCAATAGACAGGAGTTGTAACACCAGCTCCTCTTATGGCTTCTTTAGAAGCACCAAGATCAACTTTTCGACCTATATATTTAGCCATACTTATTTTTTAATAATTTAACTAGCGTCAAATGACAATTTAATTTTTACGAGTAATTCCATAAAAACTAGGTTTTCATCTTCTGTTTGTGCCCATAGTCCCGGAGTTGCCAATATATTTATAAATGTGTAATCAGCGGGCATACTAACACCTATTGTCTGTCCCACTCTTAACTCATTCTCTTGATCTAACTTATCTATCAAGTTGTCTGCAATAGGAATCATTGTATTGAATGATGTTTCGATTCCTTGTCCCTTAGTCTCTTCAAAAACATTCAATTTAAAAGCATAAACTCTTTCATTTTCACAGGTTGTCTCATAATCATTCGAGTTATCACTGGGATATATTGCACACGACGGGTATCCATTAAATCTTAATCTTGGATATTTATATACTTCTTGTAATCCAAGAGTTGTTTTATTATTATTGATTAGATCGTATAATTGATCTCTTAATGTTTCCCATCCACCCGCCATTAGATATTTTTAATAATATTAGATTCTATATTGTCTTCCACTTCTTTAAATATTTTATTGAATTGTTTTTGAGCTGCTTGTAATCCTAAATCCATAAAAGGTCTTGCCCTTGGATACCTAACAGTTCCTTCATGAACGAATATTGCATAATCAACATTTGGTCCTACAATCGCTTTGCCAGAAACAAAACTCTTAATCCGTGTTGAAGCCCTCATTCTTCCTGAATCTATAGCTTTTAAATTGGTTATACTAAGTTTTGATTCCCTTTCTACTAAAAAAGTTGCTTTCAAAAGCCCTTTGTCTAATATTGTCTTAACCTTAACCGTTGCCAAATTTCGAGCTATTTGAGCAACCTTTTCAAGCCCCCTGATTTCTAATGTTAAAGCTCGATCCATTAATTTAAATACTCAACCAAAATAACTTCTATATGCTGATTTATTCCATAGTCTTTTAAAGTTCTGTCTATTACCTTGTATTTAATTCCATTTGAATCTGTTAACATATCTTGCTCCATGACTTTCTCCTTATCTTCAATATCGAAATAGGCTATCCAAGCACGATCTTCAACTATATCCAATTCTCCCCTAGACTGACGATCCATTTCCTGTAAAGCCATGTCAACAGTTGCCGTTGTTGTATAGTTCCGTCTATTTCCCAATACGGTTTTAAGACGGCTTACGATTATTTGTTTATCAAAAAAATTTCTTATGCTCATGAATGTAATGGCGTTAAAACACTAACTACTTGATTATCTCCTCTTTTATATTGGTCTAGTGTTATTTGAATATATGACGAACCACCTTTATTATTAAACATAATTCCTGCAATAAAAGCTCCTGAATAAGTTACTGCATAATCTCCCAATCTTTCCCCTTTTATATCTGGATCTCCTTTCCGTTTATTCCATAACATTGAAGCCAATTGCCACGCTACCATTTCAAGGTCTGCTGCTCCCGTATCTCCTAGAAAAGTAGCCACATTATCAAAATTATATCCAGCCGTATATGTCACTTTATAATTACTCCTACCTCTAACAAACTTACTTCCTACTATTCTTTGAATAATTCCAGCGTCATTGTCTACAAAATATTGATCTGAATCTATTGAATCCCACTCATCATCATTTTCTGTTGTACTTCTTTTGGATAATGTAAAAGTAGAGGTGGAAATAACTGGAAATTTTTCTAGTACCAAAGTATCGTCACCTCTTCCATCATAAACTTCATCTGTATAAATTGTTTGTTTAAACCTTCTTCCTGTATATGTTTCTATAAAATCAGTTACCGAATTAATTATATTCTCAGCAATAGTTTTTTCAGTAGCACTAGGACTAGATTTTCCAATAAAATCAAAAAACCTATCTGTGGTGGATAAAGCATAAGTTAATAAACTCATTATTTTGTTTTATAATATTTAGATTTACCCGGATGTAATTCTTTATCTGGATACTGAAATTTCTTTTTACGCTGCCTTCTTTTCTTCTTATAGTTTTTTTGTAAAATAGCTTTATCACAATCTATATGTCCAAACGCCTCATTATTAGACAAAACATAAGGAATACCCCCGACATATTGTTTAAAGTCTTTTTTAAAAATAACTATCTGCATATTTACCTCCTAAATGCTGGGATCGAAAGTGCCCTAATTCTCCCAACCCAGCCTTCAGAATTTAAATTAAACGTTCACTAATTTGGCAAATGCGCCAAGTTGAACCGCTCTACCACCTACTCTTTGAACAACTTTAATCTCGGTTGAATCACGTCTCCATGCTTCTCCACCAACATTGGTTGTATCTACAGTAAGCTGTCTTCGATCTCCAATTATGTAATTACTCCAATCCCCAAAATAGATTTCATCACCTGAGAGATCATTTTGTTCGTAAATTGGGTATCCATAAATAGTGTCGGGAAGCCTTTGTGTTTGACCATCTACTCTTCCAGTTGTTCCCATTCTCCAAATGTATCCGCCATCAGTATCTTTTACCTTGCGCAAAAGATCTATTGCTTCTCTGTTAGCTGCAAATGCAGCTTTCTTAGAGGCTCTAGATGACTGTGGAACAAGTGAAATAAGGTCAATTACATCATCAAAATCAATTGATGCACCAACAGCCTGTTGAGTAATAGCTTCAATACTAATACCTCTAGGTTGTGCTACACCAGTACCGGTGAAGAAAGCTGCATCCTCTGCGATAGCAACAGCTTCAGCAAGCTTGTTGATTATCCATTGTACAAGATCAATGTTTGCATCTTGGATTAACTCATGTGTAGCAGGTAACAATCCTACAAGCTTATATGCAGTCAATGTCTTTTGATCAAAGTCTGCGGAGGTTGTAGTCTTACTTACATACTCACCTATCCAATAAGCAACTGGTCTGCCAGTTAAACTGTTTAAGCCAAGAGTCTCGGAAGTCATTGGAATTATGTCTGCCAAGTTTCTCATAACAGCAAAATCAGGAAGTATTTCCCAAACCCTAGAAAACAATGGGGCTGGAACTAAATTACCACCATCAGCAGCCGTACCCTCATTAAGCGCTTTAAAGATCATGGCTGCCTCTGCATCACCATTCTTTGTTATAAGGGATTTAAAATATACAAGAATCTGCTCTTCCTCACTTAAGTTTTTAATCTCATCAAGTGAAGGATATTCGATTGCCTTCATTCCACTTTTCTCTCCCAGAAACTTCTGTCGCCATGTGTTTGCATCATCAACACTACCACCCTTCGAACCCTGAATAGCATCAGCAATTGTCTTGCCTAGTCCTTCAGTAAGTTCTTTGACGGTTTCTGAGGCTTCAACTTCCCCTTCAGGAGGTGCTTCAGGAATCTCTTTAGTTTCAGGTTCTAATGTCTCGTTTTCTTTCAAAGCAGCTTTTATAAGCTTTTTTACTTCGTCTTTGTCCATCGTAAATAAATAATATATAAATTACTTAGGATTTTCTTTAGAATTACTCTTATTTACTTCTCCTAGATAGGTCGATATTCCAGTGTAAACTTGCTTAAGGGCTTTTACGACTGATTCATCGTTTAATTGTTTTTTTGTTTTTTTAGGCTCTTCCTTTTTTGTCATTTCCTTTACAAGGTTAGGCAAATTTTCTTTTAACTCTTTTTCATGTGCTTCCTTTAAGTCCTCTTTTGCTAATTTTTCAACCATTCTAAGCATCTCTTTCATCTCTTGATTAGATAGCAATTTAAAATCTGGTGCCACTTTATCAAACTGTTCATAATGTTTAGCTAAATGATTGTAAATTCTCCTTTGATCTGAATTTGGTATATCTACACCACCTCTTGCACCTAGAAGTGAGGCCATTGCAGCTACAACTCCTTTGAAAACTGTTACCATTCTTCCACCTATTACATCATGATGTGAAAGTTTATAGTCTCCAAGGCTATCTACATTATCAGAATCGTACCAAGTGAAGGCTTCTTTATATTTCTCAAAATCCATATCTTCTTTATTTGGTCCACCTGCCCATTTTATTACTCTATCAGTAGCTTCTTTTTCCTTCCAATTTCGATCCTCATCAACTGTTGGGTAAGATTTAAATGAAATTACACTTTTATTATCCACAATATCCAATGCTTTATTTCTTGAAATTCCTAGTTCTTTGGCTCTTTCTAATACTAAAGCCTCGGCAAGTGCTGGAACAGGAACTGCACTTATTTCTAACAGTTCTTGTTTTATAAAGGTATTTCCATCTCTCTCTTTAGGTAAAAATCCTACTGAAAAAGCATTTAAAATACCATCATCAAAAAATTTCTTAACTGTTCTGTTAAAATCAGTTGTATTATCAAATTCAGGTTCGAAGACTAAATTTCTTTTACCATTGATATTTTTAAATCCAATCTTTTTTACCTTACCTATAGGTAATCCGTTATGTGCAAAATTTCTATTATGCATCCATAGAAGTACTGGGTTTTTTCTGAACGCTTTCGTTTCCCACCCTGAGACGGTTAATGTATCTCCTTCTCGATCTTCTACTTCAGAACTTGCTATTGCAAGTAATTTATCTGCATTACGATCAATAGTAGCTGTTATATATAACTTCTCCCCAACTGACTCATCTTCATTATCTTCCTCTTTAATTTCTCCTGCTTCTTCGGTTTCTTCCTTTGGTTCTAATTTTGGTTCTAATTTTGGTTCGTCTTGAACTTCTTCTTGAACCTCCTCCTGAACCCCTTCCTGAGTTCCCTCTTCTTGAGGATTCTCTTTGATTTTTGGCATTGTTAAATTTTAAAAAATAAAAAAAATCCACCCAACTTATATTATTTAAAATATAAATCAAATGGACTTTTAAAGTCTCAATATGAGCCTCTCAGGGCTTCTTATTTAGTTTTTACACTTCTATCAAAATCACTATAGCCTAGATTTTGAGCACTGTCAAGTCTGCTAATTGTATTCATTGTATTACAATAAGGACATTTAATAACAATTTCTCCACTTTGAATTTGCTCATCAAATAAACGTTTGTTACAAATAGGATTTTTACACCTAAATTCAATCATCTTGTTTTTTGCCTTCAAAAATATTTTTTAACTCTAAAACAACATCTGCCTGATCAGCACTAAATCCTTTTTTACATTTTTCATCAAATAATTCTTTTAAGATTGCTATTTCACTTGGAGAAAACTCAACTTCTTTTTCTGTAAATTCTAAAAATAAAAAATTATCTTTCTTTACCTCTTTTGCATCTTTTTTTATCTTTTTTAACGCATTACCAGCATCCATTAGCTTATCAATAGGAAATACTTTTTGTTTATTACCTTGTGGCATTTCATCAAGGTAACAAAAACTAAGCAATGCTTTGTGTTTTGCTTTTTTAATCTTCATCTAAATTATTAATAAATAAATTCGATAAAAAATGATTAATTATATGTTTATTGCCAGTCTCCCCAAACCAAAAGCTTCTCTTCGTTTTCAAACTGTTGGAGATATAAATAAGATTGTTTATATTGATTATCGTCTTCATTAATAGTTTCTACGCTGAACCATTTATCCCAATCTTCTCCCGTAATGTTATATGCATAGCCACCTACCTTTTATAATTCATGTTCACTTGCTGCTTCTATTGCCCTAGCTTCATCCTGTGCTAGAACTGATTTATAAGTATTTGCACAATCTATTATGGTTTGTTTAACGTGATTATTAACTATATCACACTTCTCTTGGTTACTTAAATCATCAAACACTATAGGTTCTTCCTCGCTACCATGATCTCCTCTGCCCTTGTCAAAGAGATATGCAGAACAATCCGATAAAACATCTAAAACTTTCTCGGTTGGTGCGGTGTATTCTAGCTTGATAGTGGTGTTATCACCATCTACTGTAGTTCCAAACCATTGTGCCTGAGCCAAGTGACCTGTGATAGTTGTTGTACCACCCAAAGCTCCAGCCGGAGTAAGATAAGCATCTGATACCGTTGCATATCGACTGCCTGACTGATGAGTATAAACTTCATAAACATTAAAACTTCTATTAACGTTAGGAGCTATTCCAAAACCAACATGACCAGTGGTTTCAAGCGTGCCTGTAATGGTAGTATTTCCAGCCCCTAGAGTCCCAGTAGTAACAATATTTCCCGAACCGAAGTCTGAATTGGCAGAAATGTTCTTAATAAAAAGATTAGCCCCTCCTCCGATCAAAGCGGGACAATAAATTCCGTATTGATTAGTCGTTGTTCCACCGCCTGTAATATCTTCAATATACAAACCATATCGATTAGTTATGACTCCTGTGTCTTTATCGGTATAAGCTCTAGCAAGCAATGAATATGCATTAGTTATATCTCCTAGTTCAGTACCAAGGGCATCGTCATTTGCAACATTAAACAATCCAGCAATAGCTTCTGTTACATCTGAAATACCAAGATTGTTTGCTTTTCCATGAACACCAATTATTTCATTTATGGGTTGTACTGCTGCCCTATTAATTCCTTCACCTTTAATTCCTTGAACTGAAGCATGAACACTACCATCAACTGCACCATTCCACTGAGCTTGCATATCCATAGCAACAAGATGTGTCGAAGCACTTAAAACTCCGGAAGGCTCAAGATAAAGATCAGCAAAAATACCATATCCAGTAGTATCCCTAAATACAAGTGTCTCGTCTATATCGAGAATTGTAACAGCGGATAAAGAAGCATCAGCTCCTAAGGCCATATGTCCAAGAAAGGCAAGACTGGTATTACCATGTAATATTCCAGTTAATGGATCGTTAGAACAATTTAATCTAAGAAAGGTATTATTTAAAACCCCAATTGGTATTCCTCTAAATGGCATTATATATAGGTAATAAGTTCGATAGTTTGAGCTGCTGTTGAACTAGCAAGATACAAAATTTTATCTCTTAAATGTAAACCATCTTCAAAATAATTATGCCCAGCCTTTAAAGTCATATATGGGTTAGTAGATGTAGCAACTTTTCCAAGAACAAATGCAAAACGCGAATCATTATCTGCTCTATTTTGTAGTGTAAACCTTTTAGTTCCCTTGGGAATAATTATAGAATATTCAGTATCAGCAACTGGCATTACAATATTCCAAATTTGAGGTGTTACAGAGGTTGGATAAGAACCACCCATAGACCCCATGACAACACTTCCATCCGCATTATAATATCTTTTTCCATCTGTTAATCTAACCGCAATAGGCTTTGTAACAGAATTTTTGTCTAATCTTACCTTTAAAACTTTTTCGGCAACTTGTTTTCTAAGACTGTCTATAGTCAACCCCAACCCAATAAAATATTTTGCATACCAACTGGGTTCTTTTAGGCTGTTTATAACTAATTTGTTAGGGAATTTAGGAAGTTTAGGAAACTCTGGTGCTTTGGGAAAATTGCTAATCTTAATCTCTTCGGGAAAATCATGAAAGTTTTCTACAGTAACATCCTGACGTTCTGGTATTGACTTTATATGTTTTAGGAGCCTTTCGAGTAAAATTACACTTTTACTTTGAACATCTATGGATTTTTTATCATATTTTTTATCGGCAATTTCTGCTAATATACCTTTCAATATGTCTTTATCTTCCACCCCCAAATGTTCATCCAGCTCTTCCTCTAAGGCTTTTAACTTATTTTCTGAGTCCATCTTTAATTTTATTTCTAAGTGATTTTAGTTCTCCTGTTAAAGATTTCCTTATTTTCTTCCCCTCTTCTGTTGCCTTTTCTATAATGTTTTTTGCCCTATCTTCAGCTTTTTTTAAAATATCAGTACTTTGTTCGTTTATCAAATCACGATGCTTTTTAGCACCTTTAACGATGCTTTTTGTTCTTATATCAACCATTTTCCTCACAGCCTCCTCTTCTTTCTTTAATCCTTTTCTAGATAATTGATCTCTAACTTTTCTATTTGTTCCAAATATAGTTCTAGTTTTTTCGATATCTTTTGTTTTTTTCTCAAGATCATCCATCTCTTTTTTATATTTTATCTCAAATTCTTCTTTTTTCTTTTTAATATCAGCTTCTATGTCTTTTTTATGTTCGTCAATAGTCTCAATTGATTTTTTATGCTCTTCTTTTAGACCTTCCTTTTGTATTTCTGTTTTCTTTTTTAGTTGTGAATCTTGTAGACGTTTCAATTCTTTAAGATTTTTTCTTTCTTCCTCAATATATTTTTGCTTTCTTTGCGTAATGGCCTCCTCCCTCTTAAGCTTTTCCCGCCTAAGTTTTAAAATATGTTCAGTATCTTTATTATCTGCCAATACATCTTCTCGAACCCTCGATTCAAGATGTTTTTGCACATTAGAATATTCATTAATAACCTTAGTAACTTTTTCAGCAATTTTATCAGAATCTATTTTCTTTAATTTGGGTTTTACCTTTTTCATTAAACTTTTAATATTTAGAACTGGAATTGTCGTACATCTACAGTTTATTACATTTCCTGCACTAGCAGACTTGTCTCCAGGTTGAGATAGTTTTTCGCCACTTACTATAAATGGCTTGTTTAGTTTTTTAACTTGTCCATCCGCATGAAAATGATCAAATTCATCACCATCTTCCAATCCACGAACTCTATCATCCCTCGCAGTCAACCATTCCTTGCCCTCAACAACACCAGAGTCTTTATAGCCTTGTGTTATTCCCCAATTATTGGCTGACAAAATCTCTGTTCTAGATATTCTTTCGGCCCTATAGCCTCTCAAACCACTATAAACATCTCTTACTCTCTTGGATAGCTTGTTAATCCCTTCTCCCTTTTTAAGACCCTCTGCAAGTGTTTTTACTAGGTCTTTTCTAGTAACATCGTTCACCTGACTAACAAATCTTAGACCATCCGCATTAAGATATGCATTAGTTGCAGCAAAAACAGATTGAATCTCACCTTGATTTAGTACAACATCAAGATTATCAATAATTCTAAATATTTGTTCCGTTGTTATGGTAAACATAAAGGGTCTATAGGATTTTCTCCACCTTGCATTTTCTTTCCTTCCATTAAAAAGAAACGTTCTAGCCGTTAATGTATCTTTTACACGATCAAAGCTCTTCTTTCTTTTCTTTAAGTTGCCTATGACAACTTTTTCTTGAAAATCAGCTAAAGGATTAAGAATATCTTTAAACTCATTCTCTTGTTTGTTTGTTCCATCAATTAATTGTTTCCAAATTATGTCTTTCTGTTCATTTGTAAACTCGCCCTCACTTTCAACCTCTTTCTTTTTACCATTTTGTGTGACTACTTTAGTTATAAGTTTTTTTAAATCAAGCTTTATGTCCTTTTCAAGCCTCTCTGCTCTCAATTTCCGTATTCCCTTTGGAGGAATTGGTGCACATAATTTTAATTTCTTTTTCCATTTTCCTTTTTTAACTTTTAATTCTTTTATATATGTTCTTTTTGGTTTTGCTTTTTTCTTTTTTCTAAATCTACTAAATATCCCTTTATCATCCTCTTCTTCAATATCTTCTGGATCTTCAATCTCTATATCTATTGGTTCTGAACTACCCGACACTCCAATTGGCTGTAATCCAATAGGTATAAATACTGAATCGCCTCCCTCTAGAGGTGGTCGGTTTTCTTCCATTCTAATCTCATTGGGTGTTAACCAATAATTTTTAGTACCACTATCATATCTTTTTAACTTACTTTCACTGTCTTCTGGTACTGGATCATTAAAATTTAAAAACAAGTCCTCATCTTTCCAATTGGGTAATAGAAATTCATTTAATGTATTTGCAAAAGAAGTAAGCCTTGGTTTAATAACCTGTTGAAGAAAACGCCTGTTTGCAGTTTCGCTTGAAGCTCTATTAATACTTTCAAATTGTCCAATATCCGTTCTAGATAAATTAAATGTTGATAATATCTTGTCTCTTAAAAATTCTTTACCCTTTTGAAATCCTAACTCCTGCATATCAGGAGAAATTTTATCAACTTTTATTTCTCCACCATCCATAAATCCAACTTTATTGGAATTTTTTGCTCCTCCAAAATTAGAATAAAAATCTTCAATAAATCTTTTTTTAGCACCTTTTCCAAGTTTTTTATCTGTAGAAAGCATTAACGAAGGAATTGCAGCATTGTAAAAAAAGTTTCTATTCCATTTGTCTGAAAAATCATCAATATCTATATCCATAGAGGCAGCTCTTACTTTACCATAGCCCCTAAACATGTTTGACGGATCAAAATCTTTAAAAAAGATTAAATTCTCTGGTTCTATTTTAAGTGAAGTCCCAAAACCCATTGGCCTATACGTATATGATTCAATTAGTGTATCTTTTCCTGGATTAACTATTAGCCAATCTGGTCTCAATGGCCAGATTTCTAATACATTTCCTTGGTTATCTCTAAAAAGCACCCAAGCTGCCTCACCTAAAAGAACTCTATAGGTTTCCGTAATTAATCTTAAATCATATCCAGTCATGAAATTATTTATACTGGACAATAAAGAAATTATTTCATGCTCATGGACCTGTTCTATCTCCATGTCATCACCAACACCAGTCTTTTTGAAAAGTTTAATTTCATTATCTGCTACATTTTGTGATATCTCGGTAGTTGCAGCATAGATCCAACCCTTATATGCGCTTAATGCTTGAGTTGCCTTCTGTGGTGGTGGTTCTGGTAAACTGAAAGACGAACTAAAAATATCAGCCATTGGTTAAATATAAAAATTCAAAACTATTCTGAAGGCTTGAGAGGGCAATTCAATGTAGCAGAATAATTTAACACTTGTCAAATATTGTAAACATCTATACTTGCCTGCATATCCTCAGGTATCTCATAAAAAGCAATTGCCAAGGCATCTGCCTTGTTAGGAGACTTAATCCCTTTTTTGCGCATAATTTCTTTTGACTCGATTGTTTTTTGTCCTCTTGAATTTCGAGTATGACTTAAACTAAGAAGCTCCTTTTTCAATTCTACATCATCTGGTATATCTATATCACCTCTCATAAACCGATCTCTTAAATTAAAATACATTTCTGCTCTAATATTACTAAACTCATCACTCTGGGGCTTTTTGGCAACATTGAGTCCAATTGTATCCTCTTGCTCATCTCTATCAAAATGTCCAAATTCAGAATAGCCTCCTTTATTCATCTCATCTACTGGTCCAGCTCCAAGCCCTATTGAATCTATTTTTACTTTATCTGGTTTTTCATTATCTATTATATCTTGAAATTCCAATCTAGTTACTACCAAATCTACGCCTCCCCACATCTTAACACTTGTTACCTTGCTACCTTTTCTAACTATTGCAACATTTTTGTCTTTACCTCTTCTAGCTACATCTCCACCTATATGCTTCTCTCCAGTTGCTTCTAAATTTCTTTTTATAGCTGCCTCAATTTTATCTAAAGGTATTAACGAATCAGTAGAGCTTTCAGGAAAAGCACACTCGTAAAATATATTCCAATCCAAGTCATCCATTTCATCTTTTGCTTCATCAAGAAATTCTTGTGTTACACGACCCTCTTGAAGAGCCTGCTTCCGGTCTATAGATATTTTTTTGTAACGTTCGCTATGAAAGGCTTTATAAAAATGATTTCTTTCGAATGGGTTTCCTAACTGAATAAGTTTACCATCTTCAACACCGCCTACCATCCTAAGTATTTTAGAAAACATTTTGTCTGGAATAAGGGATGATTCATCACAATTGTGAGTTAAAATGCCGTCTATGAAATAGTTATGATTGTCCCTGATTCTTAAATTGTAAACATGCTCAGGCGATTTTTTTATTCTTTTAATAGACTTGACAACCCCCTTTGCCAATACCTTCTGTTGTGGTCTGTTTTTCCGTGACATCTTTCACATAATGAAATTAGATTATCTTTATTGTTGTTTGATTTATTATAATCAATATGGTGAACCCTTCTTTATATACAGGAAGTTGAGAATATTCAATCCAAAACACATACTACATCCCCAACTTTTATATCTTTAGCCCTAATATAGCCGCTACCTTCTATATATATTTGATGATCTTCAGTGCATATAATCTTCTTATCATTTATTTCAATTTCCATTAATGACCGCCCTTTATGTTTTTCATATTTCTCTATTGTTTTATATTCAACCTTTTTAGATAAATGATTATAAGAAGCAACTTTTAATTGCAATTGATTATTGACGATTTTACCAATATCAACATAACCCTCTTCGGTTAAAACCTTTTGATCGTGTGGTAAACATATTACAATGTCAGCACCAAAACCCATTAAGCTTCTAGCTTCTTTACTTACTGTTCTTACATCAGCGGTAAGTATTTTAACCCTTGCATTTGATTTGAAATCAATTCTAGCCTTGCTTCTTTCTCTTTTAAACCTATCAAGACTTCCCTCAACCTCTACAAGTTTTATAAATAACTCATTATCGAAAATATGACCAATCAAATTATCCATAATAATTTTAGCTTGCTCACCTCTCGGTGCAACAATAAGGATTTTTTTAG